ATTTAATTGAAAATAATTGTAAGGCTATTTGTTTTCTTGGGGATTGGTTCGAAAATCGGAATAGTGTTAATATCCAAACACTTAATAAATCCTTTGATTCATTAGCAAAATTAGATGAACTGAATATTCCAATATATTTTTGTGTTGGCAACCACGATTTGTTTCACCGCGAAAATAGAAATCAGTTTTCTACGTATCATTATTCTAAGTTTAAAAATATCATCTTGGTTAATGAACCTATGCAAGTTGGTAAGATGATGTTTTTCCCATATTTGTTCAAGGACGAATATGCTAACGCTGCTAGTTTGATAGAGAAAGAAAAGCCAGATTATGTATTTGGACATTTTGAATTTAGAAATTTTGTGGTGACTGGAACTGATAGGAGAATGGACCATGGACCAGACCATTCGCTCTTTAAAATACCTAAATATCTTTTTTCTGGGCATTATCACAAACGCCAAATGCAAGATAATGTCATTTACATCGGCAATACGTTTCCTACTAATTATGGTGATGTGTGGGATGATGCGCGAGGCATGTGTATTCTGGATGCACAAGATGACGACGTTTCATTTATTGATTGGGGTGATTGCCCCAAGTATCGAAAGGTTAAATTGTCTGATGTGTTGAATGGTCAGCTAGATTTTCCTGCTAAGTGTCGTGTTCGTTGTTTGATTGACATCGACGTTGGTTATTCAGAAGCGCAAACACTACGAGAAGAAATGATTAAGACATTAGGACTTCGTGAATTCTCTTTAGAAGAAAACTCTGCTGAACGTAAGGAAGCAATTGCTGGTGAAGAGATGGAAGACTTTGATATGGGATCATTGAATGATGCTGTTATCAGAATGCTTCAAACAGGTATCTCCGGCACTACTACGATTAATGCTAGCAAACTTATTGAAATTTATGGCCAGCTTTAAAGAACAATTTGATTCCGATATTACATGCTCGGACATAGAAGCGATTCATCAAGCACTACGAGTGTGTTGCTTCTATCCACACCAGAATGTTGCTTTTATAGTTCCTAAATTTTCTTTTGCTGCCCAAATATCAAACAATATTTGGGCAGCGCATGCTACTGTTCCGGTGTGGATGGCATTTGCAAAATTAATTAGAAAAACTCGCATGATCACAGAGTTTGATAATGGAAGTAGGATACAATTCATTTATACTTCTAACCATCTAAAGGGTAGAGCACTTAGCTATGTGTTCATACATCGTTTAGTAGAGATGAATGAGGATATGGTAGGCGCTTTACTCCCGTCAATTTATCACAATAAGACACGTTCTATAGAATATTTTAAATGAGCACACCTTTTAAATTTAAATCTTTGTCTTTGCGAAATTTTTTATCGTTTGGCAACGTGGCTATTGAAATTGATCTTTCTGATACCACGAGCACCCTTGTTCAGGGAGATAATGCAGATACTGGTGGAGCGAATGGATGCGGAAAAACAACTATTCTAAATGCAATCTGTTATGCTCTCTATAACAAACCATTCGATAACATCTCTCTGCAAAAGCTGATTAACACTACCAACAGTTCAAAGAACACTTTGATGGAAGTTAGATTGACCTTTGAAAAGGGCAAAGATGTGTTTGAAATCCTCCGGCAACGTGGTGAAACTTTCAACATCAATATATCAATGAATGGTGAAGATGTAACACTTGATAGTGTTACAGAGAATGATAGGTTCATATGCGAGATAGTTGGTATGAGCTACGAACTATTCACTAAGGTTGTTATCTTCTCTGGAAGTTCGACTCCATTCCTGCAAATGCCTGTCTCACAACAGCGTGCGCAAATTGAAGAGCTCTTCAACATCACCATGCTTACGGAGAAGGCGATTAAGCTAAAGGAAATCATCAAGACAACTGAAGGTAGCATTGCAATTCAAGAAGCTATCATCAAGGAACAAGAAGGCCAAGTAGCTCTCTACAATCGACAGCTAAAAGATGCGGCTGCTCGTGTATTTCGGTGGGATGAAGATCGTGAAAAGCAAGTTAACATTCTGCGCAGTGAACTTCATCGGGTGCAGCAAGTTAATATGGCTGAGGAAAAGGAACTCCACGCTCTGGTAGCTGACTTAGCAAAGCAAGAACGTGAGATAAATGCTCAGCTTCAAGTTCTTAGAACTGAAAAACTTGCAATGTCAAATGATGCGAAGAAGCTTGATGGCGAATTAAAGCATCTGACAGAAGCTAAGTGTCCTTACTGTTTGCAAGCGTATGCAGGTGCTGCAGATAAGCTGGTAGAAAAGCAGAAGTTATTCGAGCGTAAGAAGAGCCAGCTTGCTGATCTTACTGCTAAGATTGATAACAAGACTACAGAATCTATCGAGCTAGAAGATCAGCAGGCTGCAGCTAAAGAGGTTATGCAGTTTTCTAGCTTAGAAGCAGCAATCAAAGCAGAAAATTCTGCTCTCACCGCGCAGTCTAAGATCGATGATCTCGTTGCGTCTGCAAACCCTCACATTGAAGCTCATGAACAGCTGAAGTCGCAAGCAGTCAAGACTGTTTCGTACTCTGACTTGGATAACATTCGAAAGGAATTAGAGCACCAGCAATTCTTGCTGAAGCTTCTTACAGATAAGAACTCGTTCATTCGTCGTAAGATTATCAGCAAGACAATTCCTTTCTTGAACAAGCAGCTTATGCTCTATACAAAAGAGACAGGTCTTCCTCACGTTGTAAAGTTTGATGATGACATGAGCTGCACAGTTTCTGAATATGGGCGTGAACTAGATTTCGGTAATCTATCTGGTGGTGAAAAGAAGCGAGTCAACCTTTCCCTATCATTAGCATTCAGAGATGTGCTTCATCACCTTCACTCATGGGTAAATTGTTTATTCATAGACGAGATTGATGCTTCATTAGACGGGTCTGGTGTTGAAAGTATTTTTAAACTACTAAAGACTAAAGCTAGAGATGAACATCTCGGGCTTTGGATTATCTCTCACCGCCCAGAAGCAGTAGGAAGATTTGATAGAACGGTTATTGTTCGTAAAGAGAATGGCTTCTCTAGAATTCTAGATGAGAGTGGTTCTGAGTTAGGAGTAACATGATAAGTAGAGTTCCAATGACACCAGGACAGCTGAATGACGCGATTTGGTTTCTGCCAACATGACAGTAAATGGACTGTAAGACTTGATATGTGGTGGTTTGGCTACAGACTAACGTAGTCATCCTGTGCCCTTTTATTTCCCTATGCCTATAAATACAGGATGGGTGGAATATATTTTATTTTTTGCAAAACAAACAACAAGACTTATATTGGTTCAGCAAAGAACCTTCATACTCGGTGGGATGAGCATAGAGGAATGCTTATTAAGCAAACTCACTTTAACAGAAATTTGCAAAGTGCATGGAACAAATACGGTGCGGAACAATTTGAATATTCTATTAAAGAAGAGCTGGGCGAGTATGACAAGAAATATTTCTTTCTTAGAGAGAATTATTGGATTGATTTGTATAGAGAAAGTAAAATACCGATTTTTAACATTGCTAGAGCTGAAGGTGGATGGGGCCCTGAAACATTCTTAAGAAAGAATGAAATAGGGGCCAAGATTTCTACTTCACTTAAGGAGCATGCCAAATCCCTTACTCAAGAAGAGCGAAATGCTCTTTATGGTAAAGGGAAAAAGGGTATTGCACTTAGTGAAGAGCACAAAAGAAAAACATCTGAAGGTCTAAGGGGAATAAAGAAATCCGAAGAAACTAAAAAACGGATGTCCTTAGCTCAGCAAAATACAAATCCTATGAGAGCAGAAAACATGGCTCACATAGGAAAACAAAATATCGGAAGAACTCCCATTAATGCAATACCAATAATTATAGATGGGGTTGAATACAAATCCTGTCAACTAGCATCTATCGTTTTGGGAATTCCTTATAGGCAGGTAACTAAAATGAGAAAGGCTCAAAATGACAGTCGAAAAGACGGATAAGAAAAAGAGATTTAATTCCAAGGGGAAAGGCAATGGATTTGAATTAACAGTAGCAAAGAAATTATCAACTGCGCTTGCGCCTCTTACCTTTATACGCGCGCCCCAGAGCGGGGCGCGCGTAGGTGGTAAGAACTTCGAAATCTTTGGTAAGATGTTCGGTGAAGATGCTATGAAGCTTTTCGTGGGTGATGTTGTTCCTACAAATGAAAAAGATACTCAAACAGTATTCCATTGGTCTATTGAATGCAAATCT